CTCGACACTGCCGAGAGGGCAGAGGGCTTTGCCGTGCGCACGTTGTCAGACGAATACATTCAATTACTTATCCGTGATCTCGGACTCGGCTGGCTGTCCATTGCCTTGGACATCGGCCAGGCCTGCACGCTCCGCGACTTCTTGGTTGCAAACACCCCCGCCGGCCATCCAAACCCACTCGCCGACTTCCAAGTCGACAGCGGCGACCTTCCGCAATGACGCTGCCCCTGAACGGGAACAGACCAACAGTGCGCTGCCTGGTTTGATCGTTTCGATCGAGCCATCACTGGCAATTACACGTACTTCTTCGTTCATTTCTAGTTGTCTCTATCGTTGGCCTGCAGCTTCTTCACATCGATCCGCGCTCGGCGCTGCATGTGCCGGCGGGCGAGAGCCTTCAAGATGATCTTGAGGGCCGGGTGTTCGAGCATCTCGTCCAGTCGGGCGTCCGTGTGAAGCGCGCGGTGTGCAAATTCAAGGGAGACTCGGTCGGGCGAGATGCGTTGCATGGTCAGCTCCGGTGCATGCGATGCCGGCGCGCCAAGCCAACGGCCTGAAGGCGCGGCAGACCGATAAAGCGGTAGTAGCGGAAGAGGGCGAGGAAGCCCATGTCAGGCCATCCCAGCGAGCGGGATGTGCATGACCGACTCGGCGCGCGTTGCGGAAGGCGGCATGTCGAGCAGGCCCCAGATCATCGCGTCGAGCTCGTGGTCACCGAGCGACTCCATGCTGCCGGACAGGCGCGCCACGAACGAGGCGGTGCGCATGTCAGCGTCAGTAGGGGCGTCCTGGCTGGCCTGTGTGACGCAGCGGGCGATAGCCTTGCGAAGGGTCGTGACGGTGATCATTGCGCCGCCTTCTGGTGGGCCTGCCAGATCGCGCTGCCTTCGTCCTTACCCGCGAAGTAAGCATCGCGTTCAGTGGTGCCGGCTGCATACGGGCACTTGATAGGTGTAATGCCGAAGCGATCCAGCAGCAGGTCGTGGGTACCAAGCATGTATGCCCGGCTGCGCAATTCGCGTGTCCGGCCAAATGCTCCTCGCAGGAGGGCGTCAACGGTCGCAATGGCGCCAGTTGGCTTGAGGGTAGCGGTTGACATCAGCGGACCTGACCGATAACGGTGATGCCGCACGGCACGTCCGCAAACTTAGTTGCAGCGTCTTCGAAGGCGTCGGCGGACGACGCTGCAATGGCACTAAACACGTGCGCGGTGCCTGCGGTACGGACGGTGACTTGGTACGTGTTCATGTGCGCCCCATCAAGGTTGATAGAACAATTATGGGGATTCCGGTATTTCAAGTCAACCGGTTTTCCCATATTGTTGGCGAAAAAAAACCAGCGATAGCGGGGCTGTGGTGGTACCGATGCCTGAGATTAGCTAGATCGCTTTAAGACATACTTAACTATTGGCTTTAAATCGTTTAGCTGCTTGCCTGCGCAGTAACGGTTCCATAGCTTGGCGGAAGTGCTGAACTTCCCCTTTGTATAAAGGGTCTGTTCGAAGTTGACCCCACCGAAGCCGTTTTTTGCCCTGTACTCGACACACACTAAGCTTGCGTCGTCACTCACGGACACAGACTCCCATTTTACTGAGTCAGGATCGCGTAGGCCATCCCTGAGGGCAGTTACCACAAAAATCGCCCGCTGAGCGCGTGACTTCTCCGCTTCTTCTGCCTCAATTTGCTCTGGTGTTTTGGCAATTGGAGCGGTCTTCTCGACAGGTTTGTCCTCACCTCTTGACGAGAAAACTGAGATTCCGACGCTCAAGGCGATAACTCCCAGAACGACTCGCCCAATGGGCCCCATGGTGGCGCGTGGTTTGGCGCCGCAACGAGGGCAGGCTTCCGCTTCGGTGCTAATCAGCGCACCGCACTCTGCACACGGTCTCAACGCCATTGGTTCCTCCGGTTACTCATCCTATAGCCTGCCTGTGACCATGCGTCCAGGTTGGTAGACAACCCGCCCAACGATATCGCACTGGCCGCTGCGAACACTCAACGGACCGTAGTCTGGATTCAATGAGTGGAGGTACCACTGGCCAGCCTTGTGTATCAGTTGCTTGATGCATGCCTCGCCATTGAAGTTCACGGCATACAGCTCGCGGCTTCGTGGGTCCCTGTCGGCAGTATTGATCACTACAAGGTCATCCTCAAATAGCATCGGCTCCATGCTACAACCTTTAATGGGGATCGCTAATAGCTGATGTGGTACCAAGTTAGCACTTTCGATGAGATGGAGCGGCATATGAAGCACGCCACCATCGTCAGCGATTGGTTCAGTCTCATACCCTGCCACACCAGCGTGCAGCTTAAGTTTCACTTTACGTATGGGAACAGTTTCTGGCTCATCTCCAACACGGATAGGGACCATGTTTTTTATAAATGGGCTGTCCTCATTCAGCTCTGCTGGAGGACCAGGCAGGTCTACGTTCCGTGTGCCTTTGCCGGCCTCGAGCCAAAGAGGGCTGACGCCCATAGCCAGTGCAAGAGACGCGACATAAGTTGTCCCCTGCGACTTGCCGGTCTCAAGATCGGAAATCGTACTTTGCTTCAGCCCACTGCGTGCGGCCAACTCACTTTGAGTCATGCCGGCATCTTTCCGGGCTTGCTTTAACCGTGCGCTTATAGACATACCGATATTATCGCGCAGCATTAAACCGGTTTTCCGGTTGACAGAAAATACCGGAGTTCCCATAATGATGTTCATGGACATCCCTTACACAATTTCAAGCCTTCGCAAGGCTGGGCTTACTCAGACGCAGATCGGTTGCGCGGTTGGGCTTAAGCAAACGTCAATCAGCGATATGGAGGCTGGTAAAGCGGGCATTAAGCGACCGTCCTACGCTGTCGTGAGTGCGCTCCAGAAGCTGGCCGCAGATCATCAGGTTTTGACCGAACCTGTAGAGCCAGCGGCCAGCGCTCCAGGCCCGACTTCATAGGACCATTTCAACCTTCCCCCGTCCCTGGTAGCCGATAGAGAAATTAGGTCGCCAGATTGGACGCGAACCGTCAACTGAATAACCACATCGTTAGACCGCTGGCTCTTAGAGCAAGTGGATGTTACTACGCTCTTTAAGTTGCACATGGGAAATAGTATTTAGGAAATGATGCTGAATACTAAGCGCCTTGCTCGAAAAGCAATACCCAAGAATCGGAAAGAAACACTATGGAACTCTTGCCGTCCTATCAAGAAATGATCAAGGTGCACGGCTGGACTGGCACCGCAGCGACCCTCGGTATGACGAGGTCGCAGCTGGAAGCGCGCGTGTACGAAGTCAAAGGATCCGGCATGCGCGTTGACACCGCGCTGCTGATCCAGGCACATGCTGGCACCACACACTTCGCGCAAGCGATCGCAGCCGCAAGCGGAGGCGTATTTGTCGAGCTGCCGACCGGCGATGGTGTAACTGGCGAAGGCCTGCATGACAAGTTCCACGAGTTGTACACCGAGCTGGGCCGCTTGTCCGGCACATATACCCATGCGATCAAGGACGGAGAGATCGACCGCCGCGAGCGGTCTGAACTCGAGGACATTTCGCAGCAGATGCACAAGACCATGAAAGAGCTAATGGGCTTGATGTTCCAAGTCTATTGCCGCCCGACCGTGGCCGGCGCTCCACCGAATCAATCCAATGACAGCTGATCAGCAACCGCCTGGGCCAGTCGCCCCGGCTCAGTGGGATACGTGCGAAGACCAGCCGGTCGAGCGCACCCCGGAAGAAAAGGCGCGCATCCTCGCGCGCCTGCAATGCATGCTTGCCCAGCTTCGCGCATCGAACGGAGACGACCATGGCAACACTTGACCAGGTCATCGAACAGATGAAGGCCGAGGGCCTGCCGGCGCTGCCTGACGGGCATCCTCTCTTCAACGGCAAAGTCAATCGCTTCGGCCCGAAGAAGAAGGCCTGGTACGTTCTGCGCGAGCTCGATCTGCGTTCGGGCCGCCGGGTCGTCACTGGCGCCTTCGGCGTGTGGCAGGGCCAGAGCCAGAACGCGATCTCAGTCACGATGGACTGGGCAGGCGTCACCGCCGAAGAGCGCGCCGAAGGCGAGCGCAAGCAGGCCGACATCGAGCGCGCCGAGGCTGAGCGCAAGCAGCGCAAATCCGAGATGGCGGCCAGCCGCGCGCGCATGGCCTGGGCCGCAGCTGCGGACAGCGATCAACCTTCGGCCTACCTGGCGCGCAAGCGCGTAGGCAGCGAAAAGACCCGCGTCGATACCGATGGCGTGCTGCTCGTCCCGGTCTTCAAATACAGCGAGACGGGCGCCACGCTGGCCGGACTGCAGCGCATCCAGCCGGATGGCGAGAAGCGTTTCAGCACCGGCATCGACATGGCTGCTGGCTGCTGCCTGCTGGGCAAGACGACGGATGCGCCTGCGCTGATCGCGATCGGAGAAGGCTATGCCACCTGCGAAACCGTGAGGATGGCGACCGAGTTTGACATGCCCGTTATGGTGGCCTTCAACGCGGGCAACCTGCTGCCGGTCGCCAAGCGCCTGCGTGCCGATTTCCCCGACGCCCATTTGCTGCTCCTTGCCGATGATGACATGCGGGTCGTAGCGCGCCTGGCCGAGTCCCTGCTGGCCGACTTCGATGTCGATTGGACGCCCGTCATTGACGGCGCGGATCATGAGATCACTTCGACCAAGGGCGATATCGTGCGCGTGCGCGCAACCTGGCGCGAAGACGCCGCCAGCACGCCGTACGTCGAGGCCGACCTCCGTGCGGGCCGCATGGTGCGCCTGCTCAAGTTCGAGAACGCTGGCGTGTCCCGATCGCGCGCTGCGGCCCGCATCGTCGGCAATGCCTCAGTGGTCGTACCGACGTTCGCGGCCCGTGCGGCCGACAGCAAAGATTCCGACTTCAACGACCTGTACCTGGCCGAATCGCTAGAGGTCGTGCGCGACCAGGTGCGGGCTGCTCGCTCCCTCGCCCTCACGATGGCCCAAGCCACGACGCAGGGACCCGCAGACGACGAACCGCCGGCATACCTCGACGATGCACCAATGCTGGGCACGCTACCAGTAGGCGAGCCTGTCGACGTGGCGTGCGCCGTGCGCGTGCCGACACTCGATGTGCTGCGCGCGCACTGCAGCCTGATCTATGGCAGCACCGACGTATGGGACAGCCTGCGCAAGCAGCGCCTCAAGAAATCGGCTTTCGCGGCTTGGGTGGGGAAAGAACTGGCCTCGACCTGGGAGAAAGACCCCGGACGTCGCACCATCACGCGAGACTCCCTTCCAACCCTGATTGGCGGCAAGGCTGTCGAAGGCGCAGGCGGCGGCAAACTGGGCGAGATGCTCGACAACCTCACACTCCTGCGAGGCACCGAGACCGTGTGGGATGGCATCGGCCAACAGGTCATGACGCTGGGCGCCGTGCGCGCCGACTACACTGCCGAGCTCACCGGCAAATGGCAGGAGCATCTGCAACGAAAGACAATCGAGGCGCGCAATCTTGTGTTCGATCCGACTCAGCAGGCCGACCCGGTCAGTCACGTCAACATCTTCCTCGGCTGGCCGCTCACGCCCAAGCAGAACGATGCGCTGGTGGCTCCGATCCTCGCGCTCCTGGCCTCGCTGTGCGACGCAGAGGACAAGGCCGACGATGCTATGGAGTGGATTCTTCGCTGGCTCGCGTATCCGCTGCAGCACCCGGGCGCCAAGATGCAGACGGCATTATTGATGTTCGGCGAGAAGCAGGGCACCGGCAAGTCGCTGTTCTTCGAGGGCGTGATGCTCCCGATGTTCGGCGACTACGGCACGGTCGCCAGTCAGCACCAGTTGGACTCAAGTTTCACGTCCTGGCGCAGCAAGAAGTTGTTCGTGCTGTTCGAGGAGGTGCTGTCGCGCGACGACAAGTACAGCCACAACGGCACGCTCAAGTACATGATCACCGGCAAGACGATGAACATCAACGAGAAGAACCTGCCGGCCCGCGACGAGCGGAACCACATGAACTCAGTCTTCCTCTCGAACGAGCCGCAGCCGATCCCGATCGAGCTGGAGGACCGGCGCTTCATGGTGATTGAGGCGCGCCGCAAACAGGACCCGGCGTTTTACGACCAGGTCAAAGATGCGGTCGCAGCCGGTGCCATCCACGCGTTTTATCACTTCCTGCTGAACTACCCGCTGGACGGCTTCAACGAACACACCAAGCCGCCAATGACGCTGGCCAAGGAGCGCGTGATCGAGTTCGGCTTGGCCGGATGGATGTCGTTCCACCGCGCCTGGAAGGACGGCTACCTGGATGCGCCCTATACGTCATGCCTCTCCGAGGACCTGTACATCATCTACAAGCGGTGGTGCGACAAGAGCGGTGAGAAGCCGCTGACGCTGTGCAAGTTCGCCGGCCTGATCGGTAGTCGCGAGACCAAGTCGAAGAAGAGCGTCGCGGTCGACAGCAAGCACAAGAAGACCCGAATGGTGTTCGTGGTGGACAACCCCGATTTCCCGGACCCATTGGATGAGCAGATCGCCAAGTTTAGAAAGCTCGGCGACGTTCGTGCGGACCGGGCATTGCAGGGTTAAGCAGGGTAGGGAACAAACCCTGCAAGCCGGAGAGCCAGTCTCCATGCGGGTTTCAGCAGGGTATGCAGGGTTTGCGGGGTTTAGCGCACGTAGGCGCGAAACGTTGTTGATATGCCGATGTGTTTTTTTTGACACTCACATCTAAAACAACCCTGCAACCCTACATACCCTGCCAAGAGTCAGTATCCATGCGGGTTCCAGACTTGCAGGGTTTAAATAACAGGCTGCAAAGCCGGAAAAAGGAGTGAAACGATGCGAATGAATCTGCGAACTGACTTCCCGGCCGTGGCCGCGCGAATCGAAGAGCTGGGCCGACGCGGTCCGATTGCGGCTGCCATCGCGCTGACCCGAACGGCCCAAGACGTACAGGCCGCAATCAAGGCCGAGATGCCTTCCGCTTTTGACCGCCCGACTCGGTACGCGATTAACGGCATGTTCCTCAAGCGTGCCACTACGACCAGCTTAGAGGCGCGCGTCTGGGTCAAAGACAACCCGTCTGGCAAGGGCACGCCGGCTGACCGCTTCTTGGGTCCGCAAATCTTCGGCGGCAACCGTGGCCTCAAAGGCATCGAACGCCTGCTGCAGTCCAGCGGCATGATGCCGCAGGGCTGGTTCGCCGTGCCGGGCGATGGCGCTACGCTCGACGCAAACGGCAACGTTCGCCGCGCGCAGATCACCCAGATGCTGTCGCAGCTGAAGGTGCAGCGCGGGGCCGGCCACGAGTCGCGGGCATCTGGCAGCACGCGCTCGAACCGCACCATTGCCCGCCAGGGCGTGACGTACTTCGTGCTGCCGAACGGTAATCGTGGCCTGCCACCAGGTGTGTACATCAAGCGCCGCTTCGCGCACGGTACGGCGATCAAGCCGATGTTCGTGTTCGTACAGCAGGTCCAGTACAAAACGCGCCTGCGCTTCCACGAGATTGGCCAGGCAACCATTGAGGCTAAGTTCACGGGCCACTTCGATGCGGAATTTAATCGCCCGCGCCCTGGCTCAACCTGATACCCCCCGGGGTTAGGTTCTTCCTGGAGTAGGGCTAGCAAGGGTAATTCAGGCCACGTCATCGCACTAGCAGAACCCAAAAACATTTCCTGACAACTGACCTGACAACGAC